AGTAGAAGCCAAGGAGATAGTTCCTACAGTCTTCTCTTGAATTTCAAAAGTGATAGGTGCTTTCAATCGCTCGCCAGCAGCCTTCATGCGCTCGATTTCTTTCTGAACAGGTGCATAAGCCTTCATAAAGGCATCTTTGAAAGACTCCTCATTTACCTGCTTCTGAACTGCTGACTTTTGGATAGCAATATCTAGCTTATCCAACTGATCTTGCATCTTGGAAGCATCTTCCTTAGAAAGAACACCATCCAATGATTTCAATACGGCTTCCGCTTTGTCAAATGCCTTCTGTGCCAAGTCTTCTGCATTGGAAGCCTTGGTCTTAAGAGCCACTCCAGCTTCGTCAATAGACTTCTGAAGGTCGGCTTTTATTTGTTCTAAATTTTCCATGATTCAAATGAAAGTTTTAATTCGATTTTTTTTTGATCGGCTTTTTCATTTGAAGTGGTGCGTGCCGGCTTCAATTGTGTCAAAAGTGATTTTAACTGTATTTCTAATTTTTTTAATGTTTCGTCTGTTGCGTCTGATGTTTTTACAAACTTTTCCAATTTGATTAAGTATTGAAAAGCATCAGATTCTGATTTTAAGTCAATAAATGTGGTTTCAGGATTTGCGCCAAGAAATTGTACTGCTGACCCTTCTAATAAAGCTATTTCCTTTATTCTGTTGGCCTTAGATTGTTCATCAAACATTTCTTTGATTGTAATGAACCCCACTGAGTGCTGATTTATAAGTCCTGACTCAATCATTTTTTGAAAGTCCTGACCTGCAAAGTGAGTACCTATCTTTGCTACATATTTTAAACCCCTTGAATCTTCCTCAAGTTCGGTTATCAAAGCAACTGATTTTTTCTTATCGTGGTCAAGCAAGTATTTAATCAATTGCTTCCCTTTTGGGCCACGTTCTTGAATGGTTTTAGTAAACGATCCTTGCTCAATTATATCGCCATCAAGGTCTTTATTACCAAACATGGCAAAATACCCTGATACAATCCCTTGTTTCAAGTCTGAATCTGTAAAGCCTTGGTTTAGTCCTTTGGTTAACATGAGCTTATTCGTTTAAGCAAATATAAAGCAGAAAAAAAATAATATGCAAGTTTTAGAAGGATTCAGCAAATAGAATCGCTCTTGTTTCATCCGCCAGTAAAATCTCAATCCACTCTGATTCGTTTTCTCTTGTAAATTCTTGATTGTCAATTTCAGAAATCACTTTTTTGTACAAATCAGCAGCTTCCTTAAATTTCAATTGAGATTGATACTCAATCATCAAATCAGTAATTTTTTGTGCCTCTGAAAAATTAAAACCTACCATTTCCATTATTTTGCAATTTTAATTGTGTTTAAATCAACTCCAATCTCTTGAATATATTGAATAAAAGCATCATAAAGCCTTGGATTATTAGCTTTTAGACCATCATTATCATAAACGTATAAAGAGTAAGTTTCAGCGAATAATTCATGAAAATTTGTTCTTGAATATTCTGTTACTCCGTCCTTTTTGGGGCTTAAATTATTTCTGCTAAGTAAATTTTTCCATTTTGATAAATCACGGTCTTTAAAAGCTTGCATCATGTGTCCTGATTCATGGGTAATGGTTGTTGCAATATTTTTTTTACCCAATCTATATTCCATCATTGCGCTTACACTCCAAGGCTTTAAATTGTTTTTATCATCAACATACCCAATTATTTCATTTTTCTGTTGATTATAAAGCCCTTTACCACCTCCTCTAAGCGGTACAACCTTATATCCTTTCTGAAATAAATCTTCAATTTCTTCTTTTGAAAAAGTAGAGTTTATTTTCACAAATTCAATTTCATCACCTTTTTTGATTTTGACGTTCATGAATTTACCTGAAGTAGAACAATTTCCATTAGCGGAAGAATGCATTGAAAAACCTATTTTATTTTCCCAACTTACCTGAAATGGTTGATTAACTAATCCTAATTCTTTAATAAACTTTACAGTACCAGCTTTGGTTGATTGAGATGGTGTTCTAATAGCAAAAAGAGAATTGTTTTGATTCATCATTTCACCTACACCGTCTGAGTTTCTTAAAATATCAGATATTTTTTTGTTTATTAATTTTTGTTGAGTGCTTAAAATCAAATTTTCATTTAATGCAATGTTTTCAAATTGTTCAATTTGCTGAGTTTGCACTAATTGTGGCTGTATAGGCCTCACAGGCTGACCTACAAACGCCTCAGGATAATTCCTCCTAGCAAATCTTTCTGAAATGTACACAATCGTGCACGAGCAATTTACCGTCTGCGATGCCCCTCCCGACAAATCACCCGGCTTAAGCATCACCACTTCCTGACCATTAGGATTCGTGAAAGTAAAGAATGCATCCTTTGGAATTGGTTTATTCTGCGCTTGAATATGCTGGATTCTTGGCTCTCTAGCACCTCCATGTACCCAAATTTTCCAAAGATTCTGCCCCGTTTCATTTGCCCATTCAGTAGCGGATCGTTCTTTGCCCATAGCGTTCGCCCTAGTCGATTCCGTTCTCGCTATCGCTCTTGCCCTAGTAACGGATCCAACCTCCCGAAGCAATAGCCTTTCGGTTTGAAACGGGTTTAACCCCTGTTCGACTGCCATTGCTAGTGTTTCCTGAATCTTGCCTAAGGTTGTTTCATTCACTGACTGAATAAGGGTACCAAGGTTAGAAGTTACCCAATCCTTTATCCAAGCCGTCCAAGTGACTAAAAAGAAATCACTAGGAACAAATACCTTTTCCCTAACTCTTATTCGATTGTACTCTTTCTTAGCTGAATCAACAAAGACTTTCGTATAGAACTCTAAGTAGGCATCTTGCATAATTTTAGGATCAAACTTTAAAGCCTGCTCCTTGAGTGCCTTGGTAAACAGTTTGGTGCCAAAACGCTCATACTGCTTTAAGGCAGTTGCATTCTGCCTTCGTATCTCTGCAAGATTCAGTTTTGCCATTACTGCTGAAAATCAACAAAATCAGTTCCGCCTGCTCCCAATGCTTCTTCCATCGGAATCAATCCCTGATTAACCCAATGAGAATCCATTCCATCAGCTTCTGACATATCAAATCCAACCATTGTACGAAGTTCATTGAAAGTGATGGCAGGACTTTTCCCAAATGTGTCAAAGATCAATTTAACATCGGGTTGTAATTCTGCATAGGCAGAAGTGTCAAAATCCACCACATAATCCATCCCGTACCGTGACCCAATCCACTCGGTTAGCTTTTCTTCAAATAACTGAAGTTGTGGCATTACCACATCGGTAACCAATGCTTTCTGTGCGTGTTCAACATTCGAATAGGTCGCATTGGATTGGAATAACACCGGATTGACTCCCCACAAACCGCACAAAGTTTGCAAATCCATATTTTGAGAATTGATAATATCCAAAGCTAATGGAGATAGACCGATTGCATCGTATCTTAAAGGTAAAGAAGATGCAATGACTCGATTTATGTTTGCATTGCCGTTAATACGTTCATCAACTCGTTGGTCAATTAGTTGCCTTTGCTCAGGTGTTGGCCAAAATTCGGGATTCTGAACATTAGGTGAAAGAATACCTTTAGCCCCTTGATTCAGATAAGCATTAGTCTTCGCCTCCACAGAATAGGCATTGCCCTGCATTGTCTTTAACCCCGGGAGTAGCGGTGACATACCTCTCAACTGCTTTCCGTTTAAATCCCAAGATAGGTTCGGCTGTTTGATGTGAAGTACATCCGATGCCGGTATTTCTATTGTTTGATTTCCGATTGCCAACTTATAGCCTCTTACCGGCTCCATCATACCACCCATGACTAGTTCTACATAATTGGCAGGAAGAACGTACAATTCTTTGAACTTTCCCTTGTTCAATCCATCAGTAGGTGCATAACCGTAAATAAACGCTTCTCCCGAAGTATTAAACCAAGTGGAAATGTCATTGAGCAGTTCTGACCAAGTTTGTGATGGATTAGGCTTCTGAAGCAATCTCACAACAGGATCCGATTCGGGAACCTCCACTAATTCTTTTGTCCGGTAAATGGATGCCTGCGCTCTATTAAGGTCTTTGCGTGAATACTTTGCTGATCTATACTTACTTTCCCGTGAACTATTCTTAAACACCGCAACAGGGCAGGTCTTAGATTTGTCGGCAATCTTTCGAATGATGGAATAAATCACCGCATTCCCTCGGTATCCCTCATCGACAAAGGTTTGGTTGGTGCCATCGTACCAAACCAATATTCCTGCCGAA